ACATACTTGATATTGTAGGAACTGTTATGTTGGTTGATGTAACTACTGATTACTCATTAATTAAACTTAATATATAAGTAGGAGTAAATTATGGCTGGTCGAATGACAGGATCAGACGTAACGGCGGTATTTATTACCGCCGATACGCAGGCTTTAGATGCAGATGGGATATCGGTAGCAGCAGCCGTAGGCTTAAATGCAGCACTTGTTATAGGAGGAGCTTTAACCTCTGGCGGTGCTGCTACTTTTGATGCGGGTAGAATAGTGACTATTCTTTCTGCTGGTGATGATTCAGCTAAATCGTTTACTGCAACTGGAACTGATGTTAATGGTGATGCTCAAACAGAGTCAATTACTGGTGCTAATGCAGGAACAGCAACTGGAACTAAATATTTTAAAACACTATCTGGTATTTCAGCAGTAGGTAATCCAGCAGGTAATGTTTCGGCAGGAGTTAATAATTCTGTTGCAGATGTTATTTTTGCGGGCAGAGCTAGATTGCAAGGAATAAATATGGTTTGTTCTGGAACGGCAGGGACTTTAAATTTTTTAAAGACTTCTCCAACAGGAACAAATTTGTTTAAATTAGGAAGTGTTGCTAGTGCTACCGTAACAAGAGATATAACTATACCAGATAACGGTTTATTATTTGATAATGGTATTTATGTTCAATATACTCAAAGCACATTTGGAACATTAACAGCTTTTCATGCCTAAAAAATGGTTGCTCGTCAAAAATCAGTAAGGCGAACAACTAAAGGTAAAGGCGATCCTGTAAGAGTGTTTATAGCAAAAGGTTGTGGTAAAGTAATGAATAACCGACGTAAAAAAACCAAAGAATTTTAGGAAAATAATATGCCAAAAGTTAAAGGTAAACACTATGACTATTCTCCCAAAGGGATAGCAATGGCAAAAAACGCTGCAAAGGAAAAAGGCGTAAAAATTCAATATAAAGATAAAGGTGACGAAGTAATTGCTGGAAATTGCAACAGAAGAAGACAATCTTATAGTAAATAATGGCATTATCAAACAGTACAGATTTTGAACCTAATGTAACAGAGTTTATAGAAGAGGCTTTTGAACGTTGTGGTCTTGAATTACGTACAGGGTATGATTTAAAAACAGCAAAAAGATCTATCAATCTTATGTTAGCTGAATGGGCAAACAGAGGATTAAATCAATGGACTATAGAACAAGATACGCAAACTGTTACAGAAGGAACAGCTACGTATACATTAAATGCTAATGTAATTGACATATTGGATATGGCAGTAAGACGTACTATTAATGGAACTGTAACCGACATCAATATTGGAAGAATTAGTCGTTCTGAATATACTAATATTCCTGTAAAAGCAACGAAAGGTAGGCCCAGCCAATTCTTTTTCGATAAACTAACCGCTCCTGTTATAAAGGTATGGCCTACTCCAGAAAATTCTACAGATATTTTATTATTTAATAAAATAATTAGAATGGATGATGCTGATACAGCTATTAATACAATGGATATGCCATTTCGTTTTTACCCATGTTTTGCAGCAGGATTGGCTTATTATCTTTCAGTTAAAAGAGCGCCAGAAAAAACGCAATTGCTTAAAGGTTTATACGAAGAAGAATTTCAAAGAGCTGCTGACCAGGACGAAGATAGAGCGTCTTTTCGTTTAAAACCTGCAATGCAAAGTAATTAATAATGGCTTATTCTGTAGGAAAATTTGCATTAGGTCTTTGTGATCGTTGTGGTTTTGAATATAAATTAAATGAACTGAAAGAAGAATGGAATAAACTAAAAACTTGTCCTGAATGTTTTGAACCAAAAGCGCCACAATTAAATTCTACTCCTGTAGTATCTGATCCAGAAGCCTTATACAAACCAAGACCTAACAATGATAAAGAAGTGGGTGAAGGTTTTGTTGTGGTTAGTGATGCTAATATTTTTAGTAATACCAGTATTAACTTTTTATCTATGAATCCAGCAATTTTAGGTTCTAATTTTACTATAACAGAAATGACAGCTTCTCTTGGAAGCGTTACAATTACTACATGACCTATACCGAGTTATACACATTAATTCAAAATTTTACAGATAATAATGAATCGACATTTAATACGACGATTCCTGATTTTGTTAAAAACGCTGAAGATCGTATATTTAATTTAGTACAGGAAGATTTTTTTAGAAAAAATCAAATAGGTAATTTATCTACAGGAAATCGTTTCTTAACGTGTCCAACAGAATTTGTTTTAAGTTTTTCATTAGCAGTAATTGATAGTTCTAGTGATTATCATTTTTTGCAAAAAAAACATCCCAGTTTTATGCAGGAGTACACTCCTGATATAACTGACATCAGTCTAAGAGGACTGCCTTTATACTACGCAGACTTTGATAAGGAATACAGCACTTCAGGAAGTTCTGGAACCACTATCGTTGTCGCGCCATTACCAGACGCTGATTATTCAGTAGAGCTGCATTATCTTTATAAGCCAAACAGTTTAGTATCTACTACAACTGGAACTTGGCTTTCTCAAAACGCTAGAGATGCTTTGTTATATGGATCTTTAGTTGAGGCTTATACTTTTATGAAGGGTGAACCTGATTTACTTAACACTTACGAAACTAGATTCCAACAAGATATAGCTAGATTAAAAAATAGAGCTGAAGCAAGAGGAAGACGCGACGAATATCGCTATGACTCTCTTCGTTCTAATGTAAGTTAAATAAAAGGAGAAAGTATGAAGCCTATCAAGAAGCTTGAGGGCAAGACAGTAGCAATAGTTGGTATGGGCCGAAGTTGGTTTGACTACAATCTTGCAAAATCACATGGCATACATTTTGATGAAGTGTGGGCCATCAACGCAGTAGCAAATGTTATATTTCACGATCGTATATTTATGATGGATCCTGCTAGTCGTTTTTTAGATACAGATGACGCGGGCGGGCAAACCAGTCCAATGATAAATATACTTAAAACTCATAAAGGTCCTATTTATACTTGTGAATTAGATAAGCGGTGTAAAGGTTTAGTGGAATATCCAATTGATGAAATAGTTTTAGACTTAAATTCATATTATTTAAACAATACAGTAGCCTATGCTGTTGCATTTGCACTTTGGAATAAAATAGGTACTTTAAAACTATTTGGTATAGATTTTAATTATAAAGGCAACTTATATTTTGCTGAAGCTGGTAGAGCGTGCGTAGAATTTTGGTTAACTAAATGTATGAATAAAAATATAATTGTTGAAGTGGCTAATTCATCGTCTTTATTAGATACGGCTGTTCCTAATGAAGAAAAATTATATGGCTATCATCGTTTAGCAGACCCAAAAATGATTTTAGCAGATGAAAATAATAAATTGCGCGTGTTTAATAAAAGCCAGGTAGAAAAAGGACAAAAACAAGAACAAAAATCTGTATTAGTTGATAGAAATGATAGCCACTTAGACCCAAAAATAGGAGAGCCTAAAAAATGGTAGATCAACTTCTTCCAGATGGGATTCCAGAATTAGGGTTAGTAGAAATTGCAACACAACAATACCGAGGACATCCTCCAGAGTTTTGGGCAGAAAAATGCACAGCTAGAATATGTGGTATATCAGAAAATGCAGAAGCACACGTAAAGCAACAAGCAGAAGCCTACCGACTAGCTATTTATTCTACAATACTTTATTATATTAAAGAGAGTATCAATAGTGAAAGATGCACTATGAGAAATATCCTTGAGAAACAAGGACATAATGATTTAGCAACAATACTAAAGGAGCTTAAATAAAATGGCAATTACATCAACACTTACAACTAGCTTTAAAAAAGAACTTTTAGAAGCTAAACATAATTTCTTAGCTAGTGGAGGAAATAGTTTTAAACTAGCGTTGTATACCAGTTCAGCAACTATGGGAGCAGCGACAACGGCATACTCTACAAATCAAGAAGCGAGTGGTACAAACTACACTGCTGCAGGTTCAGCATTAACTAATGTAAACCCAACAAGTGGGGGAACAACAGGATTTACTGATTTCGCAGATTTGACATTCGGAACAGCTACAATAACAGCCAGAGGATGCTTAATTTATAACGATACAAATTCTGATGTATCTGTAGCCGCAATAGATTTTGGTGGGGATAAAACATCCACAGCAGGAGACTTTACAGTTGTTTTCCCAGCAGCAGCAGCGAGTACAGCGATTATTAGAATTGCCTAGCCTTAAATGGCTAATATAACTGGTTGGAGTCGAGGCACTTGGGGCCAATTAACTTGGGGTGAACCATTACCCGTTACACTTACTGCACCTGGAGCAGCAACATCCGCTTTAGGAACAATCGCAATTGATGCAGAAGCCAATGTAGTCCCAGCATCTTTAGTCGGAACAACAGGAGCGCCTGTTGTTGGTGTAAACGCTCAAGCAGTTGCTGTTTGTCCAGGTCTTGTTGCAACACTAGGAGCAGTCTCAATTGAAGTAGATGGTGAAGCGAATGTATACCCATCAAGTCTCGTAGCAACAAGTGCGATAGGAACAGCAACCACAATATCAAACAACAATTTATCTGTTACACTTAATGCTGCTACTGGATCTGCAGGAGCAATTACAACAGATGCAAAAGCAAACGCTTATCCTGAAGGACAAAGCGCAACAGGATCAGTTGGAACACTAATGATTTGGAGTTTAATTAATGAAGATCAAACTTCTCGTTTTGAAAATATTACAGAAACGCAAACTCCTGATTGGAACGATGTTGCTGCTTAATAAATTGTGTATAATAAAAATAGTAAATACTTTATAGAGGATAAATAAATGACAAGTACATACGTAAATAACCTAAGACTTAATGAAATGGCTACTGGAGATGGTAGTGGTACTTGGGGAACAACAACTAATACGAATCTTGAATTAATAGGCCAAGCATTAGGATATGGCACTAGAGCTATAGCCAATGCTTCTACCGATAATATTACTATTGCAGACGGAGCTTCCGATGCAGATAGAGCAATGTATCTTAAACTTACAGGCGGTGGGCAAGCTTGTACTGTAACTCTTTTACCAAACACAGCCTCTAAAGTATGGATAATGGAAAATGTCACCTCTTACACATTAGCATTTACTTGCGGTAGTGGGGCAAATGTTTCAATTTTAGCAGGTGAAGTAAAAGTCATAGCCACCGATGGACTCGGTTCAGGTGGTGTGGTTTATGATGTATTAACAGATGTAAATTTAGCAGGAACAACTAAAACTGCAGTATTAACTAACGCAGGAGCTTTAACACAAGGCGGTGCTTCACAATTTAATTCTACTATTACTGTAGGTGTAGACGATACTGGTTATGATGTAAAATTATTTGGTGCAACTGCTAGTGCCTATTTGTTGTGGGATGAAGATGAAAATAAATTATTAACTGCTGGTGGTGCTTTAGTCGATATAGTTAAAGATAAATTTATGATTGGTGGTACTGCGGTGACTACTACAGCAGCAGAATTAAATGTTTTAGATGCTGTAACAGCAGGAACAGTAACAGCAAGTTTAGGGGTTGTTGTTGATTCAAATAAAGACATTGGAAGTTTTAGAAACATTACACTTACAGGCGAACTAGATGCAGGTTCATTGGATGTAAGTGGTAATGCAGACATTGATGGTACACTAGAAACAGATGCTTTATCTATTGGTGACACCACTATTACAGCAACTGCAGCAGAGTTAAATTATGTTGATGGAGTTACATCAGCAATACAAACCCAAATGGACACGAAAGCGACAACAGGTAAAGCGATTGCTATGGCTATTGTTTTTGGATAATATAAATAAAGTAAGGAGAAAAATATGGCGACAATAAATATAGTAAATGTATCAACGATTACGCCCTTTTTAACAACAGGTGCTATTACTACTGGTAATACAGATATTGTTGATGTGGCTGCGGAATATGTTGCTAAGATAAACAGTCTTTGGATTGCTAATATTGATGGCTCAAGTTCAGCGACAGTTACAGTAAGTGTAAGTGCAGACAATGGCAGTAATTATTACGCTATTGCCAGTACAGTAGCAGTTCCAGCCGATGCAACATTAGTATTGATAGACAAGAATAGTTCTATATATTTGGATGAAACTGATTTGTTAAGAGTTACCGCTTCGGCTAATGGCGATTTAACTTATACTGTTTCAGGCGAATTAATGTCAGACTAAGGAGTAGCTAGAAATGGCTCATTTTGCAGAACTTAATAGCAGTAAGGTAGTATTACAAGTAATCGTAGTTTCTAATACAGATGTTGATGCTAATGGCGGTGATGAAAGCGTAGCAGCAGAAAATTTTGTAGCTACTATTGTTCCTTTTAATACTAGTGGAGTATCTTGGAAACAAACTTCTTACAATAATAATTTCAGAAAACAATACGCTGGTATTGGATATTCATACGATTCAGCTTTAGATATGTTTATTGTTCCTAAACCTTATCCTTCATGGTCATTAGATTCTAGTGGCGATTGGAACGCACCAGTTACTTATCCTAATGTATCTGAGATAGGTGGTTTAACAGTATTTATTACATGGGATGAAGATAATCAAAGATGGCTAGGGTCTACTTGGTCTAGTAATGAAAGGAACACAGGAGATGAAACTAATTATAGGTGGGATGCTTCTGGTTTAAGTTGGATTGCTTTATAGGAGAAAAATATGGATCTTTCTAATGGTGGAATTATTGGAACGGACAATGACCCTGCTGATGGAGTAGCAAGTGGAGTTTGGAATATGTACGATTTGTATACTTATGTTAAAGCGGATAATTGGGTATAAATTATGAGTAGATTAATAGGTTCACAATATACAGTTACTGCAAGTCGACTCGTCACTTCTTTTACTTCATCTGGAACATTTAGTTCTGGTGTTAAATCAACTGCTGCTAAATATTTAGTTGTAGCAGGTGGTGGCTCTGGTGGTGGTTTTCATTATAGTGGAGGTGGTGGAGCAGGTGGTTTTCGCACATCCACAGATGACAGCTTTCCTATTAACGCTTCAACAGATTACCCAATTACAATAGGAGCTGGAGGTGCTGCTATTGCTGCTCCTAGTGCTGCTCAAGGTAATGTTGGTAGTAACTCGGTTTTTTCTTCTATAACTTCTGCTGGAGGGGGGTATGGTGGAGGTAATTCACCTGCACATGCTGGCGGAGCTGGTGGGTCTGGTGGTGGTAACGATGGTGACGACACTACTGCAGGTGGTGGAGCTGGTAATACTCCTCCAGTAAGTCCCTCACAAGGAAGCACTGGTGGTGGTTCTACCACAGGTGCAGTTACTAATGGAGGTAATGGAGGTGGAGGTCATAGTGCTATTGGTGGTACTGCTTCTTATGCTGCTTCAGATGGTCAACCAGTTCCTGTAAGAGCTGCTGGAGCTGGTCAAGGTGGTGCTGGTGGTGCTGGAACAGCCTCTTCTGTTTCAGGTTCTTCAGTAACTTATGGTGGTGGAGGCGGTGGTGGAGGTGGTTCGACTGCTGTTGGTGGTGTAGGCGGATCAGGAGGTGGAGGTCGAGGTGGAGGATTTGACCCTGATGCAACATCTAATCAAGGCCCTGGTCAACCTGGAACAGCTAACACAGGGGGAGGAAGCGGAGGCGGAAGTCATCCTGGTCAATCAACTGGAGGAAGTGGCACAGGTGGTTCTGGAATAGTTATTATTGATGAAAATGGTGGTAGTGTTGCTGCTGGTGGAGTATGGAGTATAAAACAAGTTTTTAAGCAATTAGTAGAGAATGATTGGGTATAGTTTATGAATTTAAAATGGTACTACTGGTACTTTCAATCAGTAGTGCCAGAAAAAATATGCGATGACATTATAGAGTACGGATTAAGCCAAGAAAACCAAACAGCTCTTACTGGTACAGGAATAGCAAAAGAACCCCCAACTAAAGAAGAATTAAAAAATATACAAAAGAAAAGAAAATCAGACATAGTGTGGATGTCTGACACATGGATTTATAAAGAAATACAACCTTATATACATGACGCAAATCAAAGAGCTGAATGGAACCATGAATGGGATTTTTCACAATCTTGTCAGTTTACTGAATATAAGAAAGGACAATATTACGATTGGCATTGTGACGCTAATGAAATACCTTATGATGAACCAGACGATAGTGACCAACATGGAAAAATAAGAAAACTATCCATGACTTTAAGTTTATCAGACCCAAAAGACTATAAAGGCGGTGACTTGGAATTTGATTTTAGAAGTACCGATGCAGGAAGTCAGCCACAAATTTGTAAAGAAGTACGACCTAAAGGTAGTATTATTGTGTTTCCTTCTTTTGTTTGGCATAGAGTGAAGCCAGTTACCAAAGGTATAAGACACTCTTTAGTTTGTTGGAATGTAGGACAACCCTATGTTTAAAGTTATTAAAAATGCCATATCAGAAGAATTAGCTGATTTTTGTTATCAATACTTTTGTAATAAACGAGCAGTTGCCAGATTGTTTTTTGATGAAAAATATATTTCCCAAGTTAATACAGATTGGGGTGTTTGGAATGACCAACAAATACCAGAAACTTATAGTCATTATGGCGATATGGTAATGGAAACATTACTCCAAAACTTAAAGCCTTTAATGGAAAAAGAAACGAAATTAAAATTGAATGAAACTTATAGTTACGCTCGAATTTATAAAAAAGGGGATGAGTTAAAAAGACATAAAGATCGGTATAGTTGTGAAGTTTCTACTACATTGCATTTAGGTGGCGATCAATGGTCTATCTTTTTAGAGCCTTCTGGAGAAGAAGGAAAAACAGGTACAGAAGTTAAATTAGAGGTAGGCGATATGTTAATTTATAGTGGTTGTGAATTAGAGCATTGGCGAGAACCTTTTTTTGGTGAGAATTGTGGTCAAGTTTTTTTACACTACAATGACGCAAACCAAGAAACAGCAGATAAAAACAAATTTGATGGCAGACCTATTTTGGGTTTACCATCTTGGTTTAAAGGTTATACTAAGAAAAACTAGGAGAATAATATGATGGAATTTATATTTAATTTAATCACTTGGGTAACAATTATTGTTACTGTAGCTAGTTTAATAGCTGCATCAACGCCAACACCAAAAGATGATGTATGGATTAGTAAGTTGTATAAACTTATTGATTTTCTTGCATTAAATATTGGCAAAGCAAAGGAGAAGTAATATGAGCTGGTTGCCTCAAACTTATCACGATACCATAAAAAAAATAGCACAGGCTATTCGTGGAGTTGAAGATAAAAAAGTTCGTGCTAAAAATAAAAAAGGTCAGTATGTAGGTGATGATGAGTCTACTCCTGATGTTAATGAAGCTTACACTACTATAGAAGTCAAAAAGAAAAGAGGCCGACCCTCAAAAAAATAATGGCTACTATTAAAGACGCTTTATCTGAAATAAGAACGCATGAAAAAGAGTGTGCTATACGCTATCAAAATATAGAAAAACGTCTTGATGAAGGTTCTGAAAAATTTAAAAAATTAGAAAACATGCTTTGGGGTATTTATCCTTTTATGGTGGGGGCCATTGTTTTAACTAAATACCTGTAGTCATGTCAGAAGAAAGTAGATTTGGTGGAGACATGGATCGTAACGAAGTTGAGATGGATCTCAACAAATTCATGGAGATGATTCAAGAAATTTCTGCTTTAAAAGACAAAATTAGAGATTTAGAAGCAGAAAATAATGTTAATCCTCATCAAAAATGGATTTTTTTAGCTCAAGCTGTAGATAGCTGGCGTATATTTCCAAGAATGTTTTTGACAGTTTATATCGTATTATTGTATAAATGTACGATATGGTTTATGGCACTTGAAACGCCTAGTTTTGAACAAAGTGGTTTGATTTCAATAGTAGTAGGAGCTGGAGCAGCTTGGTTTGGATTGTATGCTGGCACAACAGGTTCATCCAAAAGTTTCAAAGGAGAGGATAAGTAATGCTTAAAGAATGGATTACATTTATTGGAGTCCTTTTATTTGTTACAACATTAGGATTGCTTTCTTATAATATTGATGCAGCAGAAGAACAAACAGGCACAGGCTGTACGAATGGTACAGATAATTGTGAAAATAATAATTTAACGACTGTAAATAGCACGACCACAACAAACACCAATAACAACACCACAACTGCAACTAATACTAATAATAATACCAATACTAACGCTAACACCAATGTTAACACCACTACGACAACAGCTACCAATACTGCTAATAATACTAATGTTAACACTAACGC